GAATACGGTAACGGCATCCTGCACAAAACCGTTTTGACGCTGACCGCAACCCCCATCACTCTCACCGATGATGCGGGCGTGGGACAATCTGGCGGGGTTAAGCTCTACGACATGCCAGCAGGCGATATTGTGGTACTGGGTGCGGTTAGCGATGCGGTCCTCACCCTGGTTGGTACGGAGTGGCTGGACACGGCGGAAGGAGATTTCGCGTTTGGGAGTGCGGTAGTTGCGGGTGGCGGCTCCATGACCGGCACTGAAGTGGATATCATGGCGCAGACGTCGTGGGGACCAGCGACAGCACAGGTTTCCGATATGAATGGTGGGGCTATTGCCACGGCATATCTGGCTAAAGCTGGGACCACTGATTTGGACGTGTATTTGAACGTGCGGGTTGATGATAATGCGGCTCATATCACCAGCAGTGGCACGATAACGGGCACAGTTACCCTCACCTGGATCAATCAAGGCGATTTCTGATGCTGACTTCCGACATTTTGATTGCTGTAATCGTGGCCGGGTTCATGACCGGTCTTCTTGTTTTGGGGGCCGTAACGCTAGGGGCCTGGATCGGGTTCAAGGTCAAGACGCGGGGCGAGGAATTGTTCCTCGCCGAATCCCCTCACGATGATTCCGTCTCCTATGTGGATGACGACATTGGTGAGGTTGAAGTCCCATTGCGCCGGGCTCCATCCGTTCTTGCCGATCAAGTGTTGATGGGTGATGACGAGCAGCTTGACCAAGCGGCATCGGATATTATTGCCGATCAAAACCAACGCATGTTGGCACAAGTCCTGGCACGGAAAGCCATGACCCAACTTGAACGGGATGCTGCGTAACAGGAGTAGTTATGCCATTGGATGTGCAGTGCTGGGGTTGTGGGGGAATATTCCACGAAACCAATGATGAAGACGGGTGGATCAAGCTCGATGATGGTGGGGGTGAGATACCAAATCCGCGTGTGAAGCGGTTCTTCCCTGACAAACCAGCTACCGGGTCCATGTTTAAGCTCAAGGAACCGTATACGTCGTATGGGTGGGATACGTTTCCTCATGATGAGAGTGTCACTGGGGAAGCCCTGGAATGTCCCAGTTGTGGGGCGCCATACGTGAACGCTTCTGGCAAGGTTCAAGTCGTGAGACAGCGATTGATTCGCGGGGAACGCCAAGCAGCGGCATAGCATCTGGTGTTGGTTTGCAGTTTTCTCAAAGCCTTCCGAATGGGGGGCTTTTTGTTTTTGAGGATGGCTGATGAGTCCAAACGCTCATATCCAGATATCTCGGGATTGGCATTTGCACGATCTCCCGCCGGAAGGACACGCCGATGTTGGCCCGTTCTTTTACAAGCTCTTCGAGGATTCGATGTGGGAGAAGGAGCGCTTGGGGCTCCCGGAAAGATGGTTTGAGAATCACCGGATCTATCGTGGGGATTTGTGGAACAAGAACCGGACGGCGCGGACCAAGAGCAACCGGGATAAAGTGTCCATCAATCTCATTTTCAGCAACATCCAGCGAACGGTAGCCAATCTTACTGCCCGCAATCCAATCGCCGAGGTGGTATCCACCGATGGTATCAAGGATGGCGCCGATCAGCTCATGTCGCAGAAAATGAAGCAGTGGTGGGCGGACACCGAACAGGGCGTGGTGCTAACCAAATCGGCGCTGACCATGGAGATTTATGGGACGATTTGGGAGAAGGGCGTCCCTGACATCCAGAACAACCGCCTGAAGGTGGTGAGCCTCGATAACTTCGCGGCATTCCCAGCTCCCGGATATTACGAGAGCGTTCAGGACATGCCGTACTTCGGCCATGCTTATGCGTTGCCAATCAAGGAAATCGAGGCCATCTATGGGGTTGATGGCGTCGAGGCCGATGACACCTATTCATTGCTGGGCGAGGACCGCGAGGACAACACGCCGATTCCGGCTGGCAGCCGGTATGGGGTCATGAATGCGCCGGGGAACTTTAGCAACGTGAGCCATCCGGTTGCGGCGGTGAGGGATGTTCGGCAACAGCGGGGGCTGGTGGTCGAGGTTTGGATAAAGGATTACACCAAGGAAAAAATCAAGGTTCAACAACTGGTTGAGATGGTCGGCTCCGAACGCAGCGGCGGGAAGATCATCGAAGAAGCCGAAGCAACCATTGAGCAGGACAAATATCCTGGCAACATCCGCATGGTGGCCGTTACCAATCGTGGACATTTGGTATGCCATGACACGCCGAATCCCAATGTCAATCCGGCACTCCCAAGAGAAGTCGCTGAGAAGACCTACCTGTTTGACAAGTTCCCGTTTTCGAAGGCGTGCAGTTATGAGGACGCCTTTTCACTTTGGGGATTCAGCGCCGCTGAACAAACTGATGATCTTAATTTTAAGATCAACGAGATTTTGAGCCGGATCGCCAACTATATTCGGCTGGTGTGCCTACCTCCGCTAATTCTGCCAGAGGATTGCCTCATCAAGACAGACAAGGTGACGACTCGTGGCGGCCTGGTGCTGCGCCCCAAAAATCATGTTGTTGGTGGTGGGATTCGGTACTTGCAGGTGCCATCGCTACCTGCGGACTTTTTCCGGCTGGTTGATTTGTATCTCAACTTCTTTGATCGGATCTATGCCATCGAAGATGTGGATCGTGGGCAAACCCCGCGTAACATCCAAGCGGCAAGCGCTATCGTCACGCTACAGGAACGCAATGCGGTTTTGATGCGTCAGAAGATCCGGGCTGTTGATTACTTGGTGAGAGAGCGCGGTCGCTGGGAAATTTCCTTTATCCAGAACTTCTCGTGGAAACCGGAATCCATTGAGGTTCAAGACGTTCCCACGGTGTTTCGTGGGACCGACTATGCCGGGCGACTGTTCAACTACCTAGTGGAATCCGGCAGCACCGTGGCGAAGACCGACTTGCAGCGCCAGGATCAGGCCATGGAGCTTTTCAAGGCAGGCGCCATCGACAAGCAGGCGTTGCTTGAAGCGGTGAACTTCGACGGCTGGCGGTCGGTGATCGAGCGCATGGGCGAAAACGAATTGGACCAGGCGCTGAATATTCTGGTTCAATCTGGAATGCCCGAGGAAGCGGCGATGTCCCTCAAGCAACAGTTGATGTTGTCGCAAGGTGGCCCTGGTGATGCTGAGCAACCTGGACAACCTCAGCCCAATCCGCCGCAAGGCGTGTTGCCGGGGCCTGGGATGGCTCCAGGAGTGCAACCTGGGATGCCAAGAGCGATGCAAGGAGCGGGACAACCGCCGGTTGGGCAGATGCAACCTTCAGTAGTGGGAGTGTGATGTATGCCACTTTACACATTTGAGTATCCATGTGGAAGACAAGAGGACCGGATGTTTACCGTGGCTGACTGTCCAGATCGTATCACCGAAGTCTGTGAAGGGAAGGAATGTATTGTCAGACGGTCGTATCACCACAGTACGTGTATCGCCGAGAAGATCATAGCGCTGGGGCATGGCGGAATCCAACGAGACGAACCGGTTTGGCTCCACGAGGGTACGAGCATTGATGCTCCCCATGGGATGGTACATGGCTCGCTCTGTGATCCGTCCGAACGTCCATTCGAGTCCAGAACCGACTACAACAAGTTTATGGCTGCGAATCCGCACATTCAACCACTTGGATAAATACCACGAAAAGGGGAATACCCTCTTTTCGTGCCCGACAATCTGAACATCTGAAACCGGTCATACCGGTTTGCAGTCAAGGCAAAGGCCGATCTCCCTTCACACAGGGTGTCGGCCTTTTTGTTTTCCATCATTTCATCGAGGGGACAACCGCAGCGTCGGCCCCCATGGGAGTCCATCATGTCTGACCAAAAAGTAATGCCATCAGGTTCGATGCCTCCACCCCCGGAAGAAGAACCCGGAAAAGGTGTTTCACAAGAACCCCAGGCACCGGCCCAGGCACCGGCCCAGGCACCGGAAAGTCAAGGCGAAGCGGCGAAACTTCTTGGCAAGTTCGATAGTCCAGAAGCATTGGCCAAAGCCTACCAGGAGTTGGAGAGCGCCCACGGGAGGCAATCCTCTGAGATTGGGGATCTCCGTAAGACCAAGGACGTTTTGCTCACTCAACTGGAACAGAACCAGAAGATGCCGGGGCAACAATCGGGGAAGCGGGAAGCGCCGCCGAAGGAAGCGCCGCCCGATTATGACGCGCAGATAACTGACATCGCGTCGAAAGTTGACCAGGGCGAACTCGATATTGCGGAAGCCCTTAAGCTGACCTCGAATATCACAACCGCCAAGGCGCTTTCGATGGCGAACGAACAATTTACCAAAGCGAATCAGGCGCAGCAAGCCAAGATGGTTCAGGACCAATTCCTGAAAGACCACCCCGATTTCATGCAACTCCAACAAGACGGCACCTTGCAGTCAATCATGCAGTCCAATCCATTGCATGACCAGTTCTCGGCGTATTGGGCTTATCAAGCCGATCAGCAATCGCAGGCCAAGGACCTGGCGGCTCAGGAAGCCTACGAGAAAGGCAAGTCCGAAGTACAGAAACTCGCCGAGGGCACCAAGGTAGCCGAGAAAGTTCTTTCCTCACCCGGTTCCACGATGCGGCAGAGCAACCCGCAGGGACCTCTCACACCGAAACAAGTCCGAGCCAGTATGCACCAAGTAGTCTCAAAGCTAAGTGGAGGTGCTGGCTAGAGTCATTTGGAGGTAGCCAATGTCTTTTGATCTCACGCAACTAGAAGCCGTAACTGATGATTATTGGATTAAGACCCCGGTAGACATCCATTTCACCGATAGCGTCTTGCTCTACAAGCTGATGGCTGGTGGCAAGATGTTGGAGAACCTTGTTACTGGATCTGATCTTGTGGACGGCGGCAAGAAAATCCGTCAAATCCTAGAGTACACCTTCAGCAACCGCAGCACCTACGGCAACACGACCACTATCCCCCTGGCCAAGAAATCCATCTACAACGCGGCGCTCTTTGGATGGGCAGGGTATATCGGATCGGCTGTCATGGATTTGGACGATCAGATCCAGAACAATGGCGCGGCTGCCATGGTGGACTTAGCGTTTGGCTTGCTTCAGAACATGAGCAAATCCATTCGTGACCTTATGGGTACTGGTGTTTACGGGAGCGCGTTGGTGGATGACAAGAACTTCGCCGGCTTCTCGGATATTTTCAACACCAGCACCAGCACGAAATATGGCGGCATAGCTGAAGACGACATGGCCGATTGGAAAGCCAATCTGATTGCGACGGCCGAGGCCATCAGTTTCAAGGTTCTGCAAACCATACGCAGGACCGCCAGCGTTGGCCAGAACAAGGGCGACAAGCCGGACCTCTATATTACCACGGAAGTATTGAAGGACGGTTATGAGCGGACCTTGCAGGTACAAGCACGCTACAGCGATGTGTCCCTGGTGAATGCTGGGTTTGACAACGTGCTGTTCGGAGGGGCTCCGGTAGTGCCGGATGACAAGCAAACTGCTGGTTATCTGGATGCGTTAAATTTGAAGTATCTCACCATCAAGACCCACAGCAAGTACAACTTTACCAAACCCAAGTGGGAGCATCCCATTGACCAGCCGGACACGCTGGTGGCTAACACACGCTGGGTTGGCCAGTTGCTTTGCAGCAATCGGAAGTCGGCTTGTCGTCACACCAACCTGAGTGAGCCCACCTAACCGATAATCAATCGAACATCATGAGTTGACTCGATGCCGGGAGATTTTGTCTCCCGGCATGAAGGAGATGTCCATGCTTACGCCGACTACTTTTACCTTGCAGTTTACCACCAGCAACGGTGGTGTTTCCAATGCGTATTTCCGGGCGCCCTATGCTTGCACTGTCAGGGATTTGCTCGTTACTTGCCAGGCAGACCCCGGTGATGCGGACGTGGTAAGCGTTCTGGATTCGAGTGCGCATTCCATCGGTACTTGTACGTTTGGGTCCAGTTTAGCCGCAGGAGACGCAGCGGGAGCGTTCGCGCCCGGTGCCACTTACGGCAACACTCAATTCGCAGATGGAGACCTGATCCAGTTGCAATGCACTCAGTGTGACGCGGCAGTCGTGTTGCTTTGTGTGCTGACTCTCGATCCTTTCTGTTTGACCGTGTAGCTTCGGAGGATTGACATGACGGCACGCCAAATCATCGATGCCATCAAGGATATCATCCAAGATACATCGTTCACTGATCAGAAGGTGTTGGATGCCGTCAACGCCGTGATCGCTCGTGTAGCGGGGGCTGTGCAATTGCCGGCCCTCGCTAGCCATAGTACGGTGGCAACAGATGGCACCGACCCGCTCGCTGATCCACCCGATACCACAATTGATCCGTTCGTGGATGTTCCGAGCAATTACCATCGAGGTTTGCATTTCGCTACATCGGTTGCGGCTAGCGGCCCGCTCAAGGTCTACCGATCATTCAACCGATTCATCAAACAATATCCGTTATTGGATGAAACTGGTTCACCAGAATCAGTGGTGATTTACGGTCGGAAGATTTACTACCAGCCAACGCCACAGACGCCAGACACCATCAGCCTGTGGTATTGGGCCAAACCTACTTCCATTACGACATCTGCGGAAGATTTGGCGGCGGACGTGGACGTTATTCCCACTGAGCAACACCTGTCCGTGCTGGTTCATGGGGGAGCGGCCCACTGTTTCAAGATCATCGATGAGGGGATGGATGCTGGCGGTGACACCAGCTTCAAGAAGTATTGGGCATTGATGGAGGCCGGAATTCAGGAACTTTCGGACATATACGGTCCCGATGATGATGAACCGGATTACGTCAATGATGATGAGGATTTGTAATGAAATCCTTCCATTTGTTTCGCCGGACTACTGGCCTCAACACTATTCGAGATCCAGCCGAGTTGGTTTATGACCCCGCGACCGCCACTGTGGAGTTGGCCATTGCTGTCAACGTGGATGTGGAACGGAGTGGCCGGCGCAAATCACGGCGCAAGGGCAGGACGTTGTTGCAGGCTGGTGAGTTCCATAGCGGGTTCCCGGTTGGTTCACAAATCCTGTGTGTGCAGGAGTATCCGACATGGGCGAGTCTGTTCCTGTTTGATCCGCAGAGCAATGCTTTCACTGGTATTCGCAGCGGGTTGAGCAAACATCGGTTCACGGCCTACTGCGACGTGAATCAGCAGGTTTATTACTCCAATGGCGTTGAAAACGGGATTTATGCCAATGGAGTAAGTGCAGCATGGGCCATGCAAGCATATTCGGGGCCTGATACCGACCTGGAATTCTATGACCCGCCAGTGGCTTCCATTATTGCGGTCATGGGCGGGTTCATGATGCTGGCTGAAGGGCCGATCATTTGGATCAGCGAAGAGTTTGATTATGCGGCCTACAATCTGGCGAACCGGTATCTGGATCTGGTGGATGATGTCACCATGATTGCACCGGTTGCGGATGGCGCATGGGTTGGCACTCGCAAGGAAACTCTATTCATGGCAGGCACTACGCCCGCATTGTGGCAGGTTGCGATACGCATGGCGGGCGGAGTGAGGGAAAGATCGCGTTCTCATCGGCTCATTACCGGAACTGAGCTTGGTTTCGACAAGGTTTCGGCCAATGGCTACACCTGGATTTCTGACTATGGTGTGTGCTGGGGTGGTCCTGGCGGACAAATCATCAATCTGACCGAAAAGCGCATTCACAATGCCGACCTGGCCGGGGTTTCGGGATACTGCCAGTTGGTAGGTTCCCGTCTCATAGCCAGTATCGATCCATAACCTAGCACGTCAATTCGTTTACTCAGGGGATGTCTTCCAGCAATGGGGACATCCCCTTTTTCTTTTGGGGAGGTTTGTTATGGCCATCAGATATTCAACCGGGGCCAAGGCCAAGAAGGCCGGGATGAAGGCCCTTATCCATGCGCTCATGCGGGCGACCACCATTGCATTTGTTGATGGTGGAGGTGGCAACGATTCCATCACCGATTCCGGGGCCGGATTCGTTACCGCAGGGTTTCGTGTTGGCGATACCATCACCATCAAGACAGCTAGCGGCACTAACGACAAGAATGTCGTGGCGCTCTCCGTGGTCGCGGGGACCATCGAGGTTGCAACCGCGAGTTTTACCACTGAAGGCTCTGGGCAGCAAGTCGTCCTCGGGGCGGCCAAGGGTGGTAGCAACAAGGATTGCTTCGATTTCAGCACGGCGCATATCTACACATCGCCGATGCCTGCCAGTTCCGATGATGCCGAGTCGGGTACCCTACTCGCCAAGATTACTGCTGAAGGGCTGGAGTTCACGGCGGGGGCGTTGGCCAATGGCCTGCGCTTCGAGGAATCCACGCTTGATGGAGTGTTGGAAAAGCTCTCCACGCAAAACTGGAAGACGCTTTCGTGTCTTGCCAGTGGAACGGCGTATTGGATGCGGGTTTATGACAACGCCTACGTTACGGGTGCCAGTACCACGGCGGTGCGGTTTGACTGCACCATTGGCGTTTCCGGCGCGGACATCACCGGTTCTCCGACGACTTTGACCGCCGGGAAACCCACCTCCATTGACTCTTTCAGCATTGAAGTCAAATAAGGAGGTGAGCCATGGCGTTTCATATTCACACCGACCTGCATGACAACGGCATTCAGTATCTCAAGGATAACTGCGACAAGATTGTCATCTGTGATGCTGATCCAGGTATAACCACCTACACTAACGCCAACAACCAACCGGATGGAAGTCCGGCAGGATACAAGCTGGCAGAGCAGACCGTCACCAGTACCGACTTTACGGTGGGGGCTGGTGATACTGCCGATGGTCGCAAGGTAAGTCACGACCCGTTCGAGGATGTTGAGGTGCTCTATACCGGCAGCGCTGACCATGTTGCCTACCTGGACACGGGCGCCAGCAAGATCTTGTTAGTCAAACCATTCACCGTGCGCTCCGTTATCGATGGTGATTTCGTTACCATCCCGAGTGGCAAGCTGGAAGCGTTGGCGCCGACTGTGATCGTTTAACCTTTCATGGGTGGCAGCGCTTCTATCGGCTGTCGCCCAACAAAGGCAAAGCATGCCCTATCCAGATGATTATACCTATTATGGCGTTCGTTGGCCGCTGGAGACCATTAGTTCCACGGTTCCCAAAACCACGTCTGTATTCGCCAATCTTCCAGGATTCTTTGGGTATGCCACGAATTACCTTTCCGCGCCCGGAGGGGTTCCGTCCCAATTAACGACTGATTCTTTCGATGGGCATTTAGGTTTCTACTTTGACAACCTCAACAATGGCACCTGCGCGACTGATATGGTGGTCAACCAGTCGCAGTTACCGGATTATAGTTATGCCAACTCCACCGGCCTGAGTTGGTCATTCTGGCTCAAAATGCTGGATTCCAACGCCGGTAACTATATGGCCATCATGACGGATGGTGAGAGCGCATGCAGGGTCATGGTCCTGCCGGCGTCGCCGGCTCTGTTCAGTTATGGTGGATACAACCACTTTTCGACCGCGAACCTGCCCGCCGCTGGAGTCACTTTTCAACTGGTCATTACGCTTTCCGCGAGTGGTGATCTCACGTTCTACGTGGATGGGACACAACTAGGCTCCACGGTGTCAGGCGTCAACATGTCCTATGGATATTGGGACGTAGACTGCATCGGGGCGGACTTCCATAATCTGTATGGCGTCAACCATTATAGGGGTTGGCTGGGGGCTGTACGGTTCATTCTGGCCGAGTTGACCATCTCCGATATCCTGGGCGAATGGTTGGAAGTACCATGTAGCGACGAAGGGGATGGATACGCGCACCAATATCTCCCCCTGGATGATCTGGAGTCCGAACAAACGACCGACTACGTTTGGCAGGATCAAGAGATAGTTCCCTCTGCCGTCGAAGGCTGTCCCGTAGATGCCATCGGATGCGTATTGGTTGTCGATGGGGGACCATCAAGGTCCGAAGGTTGTTCCGCGCCGGCCTTGAGTGCGTTCTTCTTTGATAATCCACTAACGGAAACTGATCCCAGCGCTTACATCCACGAAAACCTGCTAGGTGGCACATCCGAATATACACCAGCTGGCGCGACATGGACAGCATGGGTAAAATGGCACACCGATGTTACAGATTTCACTGCCGTATGGTTTATGTACGGGACTGGATATGGATGTACTGTTTGGGCGAAACCCAATGGGGAAATGGGGATCAATGCCTTTGACCCAAGCTCTGGAGGGGAGAGCTATTCCCATTATTCGACCGTGGATGTCCCGGTTGGGACAGGGACCTGGGTGCATTTCGCATGGGTTGCCGATTTATCGGGCTATACGGATGGTTACGGGGATGTAACATTTTATGTCAATGGGGAGCAACTCGGGGCCACGCTGACCAATATATGGGTGCCTCATTTAGAGTTGACCGGGTATTGGGGAGGTAGCAAGCCGCAATTTAGCATTGATCGACATCGGAATTTCAAAGGTTGGCTTAGTTCATTGCGTCATGTGGCTTATGCGTTATCGGCTGATGAGATATCTGGGATCTACGAATTCGATTTATGCCCGTCATTTACCCTTCCAGCCGTTGATTGCGTCTCACCATATCGTTATGACTCCAACCCCCTGACGCTTTTCGTAACCATTGACCCTGCCGACTACGAGATTCCAGCTGAGTACAACACCGAGCAGGTTAGCGTCCAGATTTGCAAATCCACTGAGCTTAAGTACCAGCAGGGGATGGAGTATGATGCCGCAGGTGATCTGATAGTGGATCACCACCCTGCCATATCTGATTATCAAATCCCCATGGAGTATCAAACCGGACCTCTCTCGATTGTTATACCGGATCTTAACTGGGCGATGAAATACGACATCGGCGAACTCATCGTTCACCACATGTCCACGGCCTTCATCGGCGACATGGACGAATTGGCTGGCGCGGTGTCCGGTCGGTTTGGCTTTGTGGCCGATTTGGAGGAAGAAGCACCGGATCTATCCGGGACATTCAGCAATCCCATCTCTTTCAGTGGCAACCTGATTGAAGAGAAGGATTCCCTGGAAGGCAAGCTCGCGTTCGCTGGCGAGCTTCTAGGCGAGCTTGATCTGCTTGTCGGCACCTTCTCGATTACTTATTCCTTCGATGGCGCACTCGTTGAATACGCCGATGCTCTCACCGGAACCATCTCGGTTGAGCCGGTGCTTTCCGGGGTATTGCTGGAAACCGCTGACACGATTCATGGTGTTATCGATGCAACGGTGGATTGGTCGGGTACGCTCGCTGAAGTGGTGGACACGCTTACCGGTACCTTCTTCAGCGAACCGGTATTCACGGCGATCCTTGATGAGGAACAAGACCTGCTTGCAGGAATGATGAGTGATGACAACATCTTCACGGGTGATTTGGAAGAGGAATTGGACGGGCTCATTGGGCGCTTGGTAGCTTATCAGCGGTTTGCTGGGGTCATCTTGCAGCATCATCGGTGGAGGTAACACATGTCGGTCAACCCTCGGCTGGTATTGGCCATCGCCACGGATTGCCTAGCTCCGAGCCAGTACGTCAATTTCGATTACAGCTCCGTGGCTGCCTTGGATGATGGCGTTGCCGTTGGGTTCAATGAGGAAGGGATTTTTCTCCTGGACAGCGGCGACATAGACGAAGGGGCGTGTGGGGAAGAGGACCCCATTCAATCCATTGTGCGCTATGCGCGGGTGGACATGGGCGTGCTGCATCGGAAACGATTGCGGGCCGTCGTGGTTAAGGGCGAGGCCGAAGGGTGCCTGTCCTTTAGCCTAGCGGGCGACGAGCGGCAGATGATGTTGGATGCAACCGCGACGCCACCATCGACCACTAACCAGCAAACGATCATCAAGGCCATGGTGCCCCGGACGTTTTACGGGGCGAACATTGACTTGACCATCGAGAATGTCAACGGCGTGGATTTCTCCATTGATGCGGTGGACATCTACTGGCGCCCGCAGGTTCACCGAATTTGACATGGCCACCTGGATCCGGAGTTTCGGCAATCAATGGAAGGCTGCCGGGTTAATTCGGCA